GCGACAAGTTCGGCGATGCGTTTGGCCTGTTGTCGATTGATCTCGGTCGGATAAGCGCACGGTGTCGATTCGCCGGTCGAGTTGCAAATCAGGCATACCAGCGCCCGCGTCTGCTCCACTGGTTGCGGGGATGCGGCGCGGTCAAGCACTTCACATGCCTCCTTGCGAGCTGAATCCAACTCGTAGAGAGCATCGCGCATTCCGGGAATCGCTTCCGCAGCCAAATATGCTTCGCCCGTGAGAAGCGCGGCGCGTTGGTCGCACGCAGTCTCAAGACGCCGAAGGGCGCGGATGATCGCCCGCTCATCGTCCAGCACCGATAGCTGATCGCGGATAGCCGCTGCATATTCTCGGCCTTCTTTACCACCAAATACGGTTGCCACCGAATTCGACTCCAGCTTGTCAGCGAGTCGAAGCAGAATCTCATTCTGATTTTGCATATTCGGCCTCGTTGACGATGATGACTTCGTTGACGAACCCGCGCAGCGCGTCGAGGCGCGGATTGCCCAAGTTGTATTTGCCTGCGATCTCGCAAATCTTGTCGGTGCTGATCGAGATAGGCGTCGGGAATCGCTTCGCGTTGCAAGCTTCCACGGCAGTCGGGGATGGCTGCGGGGTGGCAAGGATGGCGATTGCCGGATTGATCATGTCGCTTACGGCGGGATCGCCGTCGACGGAAACCATCGCATCGAAAAGCGCCTTTTTCTGCTCAGCCGTGATTTCGTCTCCGAATCCATGTGGCGAAGCCCACGCAACCATACCGAGAAACGCGCGCTTGAACTGCGTAGCATCATCTGTCAGCGGCCGCCACGTCTGCTCGGGCTGCATGGATTCGAGAGCCGCGCGATACCCCGCACCAAAGCCGCGCTTGTTATACGGACAGTAGTCGGGCGCCTTCTCCCATAGGGAATAGGCTTCTTCAACTGATTGCGACGGCGCGACGGCGTTGCTTGCAGATAGCAGTTCGACCGGCGTCCAGTCATCTTCACCGCTGGATACGCACAACGTGCCGCAAGTCGGGCACTCCATTTCGATTTCCATATTCGCCCTCACTTCGAGCCTGGTGGGTTGGGTCATGCGATCTCCTGTTCAGCGATTTCGCAAAAGAAGCTGCATGCCGGCAAAGGTTCATCGTGGCGGCCGGCTCGCGGGTCAAGCTGGCGCAGGCTGAAGCGCTCGTTCGTATTGCGATCACGGAACAGGTATGCGCTGGGCCCGATGGATTCCTCGATCACGGCAATCTCTTCGAACCGTTCCGGGAAGTCGCGGCGAATCTTGTTCCAGTAGCCTAGGCCGCCCTTGACGCAGCCGATGCAGTTGGCGTTGTCGTAGCCCAGCCGGTACATAGCCGGCATCTCGATTCCAGCGCGCTCCAGCATGCCGAGGCAATCGGCCTTGGTCAGTCCTCGATCGATAAGAGGCACCATCAAGTTGATCCCGTTGTTCCGATCGATGAAATCGTCGTATCGGTTCTGTTCCTCGACGGTGTAGCCCAGTACCATTGCGTCGCCTGGCTGGCGGAACGAGTCAAGCAGATCGCGCTTTAGTTGCTTCGAGCATGGCGCGCCCCGCTGACCCTTCAGGTAGCGCTTGCGGCGGAACACTTCCAGCGTCGACGCACCGTATTTTTCGTCGCGCAGAACGGTTACCTCGCGCCCGAACCACTTCTCGCAGTCGGCCAGAAAGCGGCGGTTGTCTTCGTGCTCCTCTTGAATGAACGCGTTGACGATCAGGATCTCGCACGTCGCACTGAACTCGGCGAGAACCAGCTTGGTTGCCACAGCCGAAGCGGCGCCGCAGGAGAACTGGCAGACGATTCGGCGCACTGCGTCTGTATTCGTGCTCATCTCTACTCCCTATAGTTCGATTGCTTCGCGCGCTGCGCGGATGGTATTGGCCGGCTCAGGTTGAGTTTGCGAGCAGGGTGAATGCTGCCGCAGCCACTCGTGATACCTGGCCGTTGCCAAGGGCTTTAATGCGGTGTGCCCGATTGGCCATCCCATCAACCACTCGACCCATTCCGGGTTCAACTGGCCACCGTCCGAAGCCATAACCGCGTGGTCGATCCGGTCGTTTGATCGGTCCTTCCCGCTCTTGCGGGTGAGAGCCGCTGGCGACGATCCTTTGCTGGCGCTCGCGCAGGGCGTTGGCCACATCCGTTGAGACACTGCCTCGATCAACGTTCCGCCCTCGCGACCCTTGCGCGGTGTGATCCGGCCGCCTTTGCTCCCGAGGCTCGCCGTCGGCGTAGGCCAGAGCTTTGCCGCGCTCGACAAGCCCCAACCCGAGCTTTTGCTCGCGCCCGGCATGTTGTGATTCCCACAGACGGTTGGAGTGGGCCAGAATCCAGATTCGCTCTCGCAGATGGGGAGCGCCGGCGTCGGCCGCAGAAAGCACTCCCCATTCGACATCGAACCCCATCGCGGCCAAGTCTCCGAGAACTCTTCCGAGTCCCCGAGAAGTGAGCATTGGGCTGTTTTCCACTTCGACTCGGCGGGGCTGAACTTCGCGAATGATCCGCGCCATTTCTGTCCAGAGTCCGCTTCGCTCGCCGTCGAGCCCATCTCCGGTGCCGGCGGCGCTAACGTCCTGGCAGGGAAAGCCTCCAGCCACAACATCAACAATTCTTCGCCATCTGCGTCCGTCAAAGGTTCGAACATCATCCCAAATCGGGAAAGGAGGAAAGGTTCCGTCGTTTTGCCTCGCGACGAGGACCGCTTGGGCGTAGGGATCAAGTTCAACGGCGCATACGCATCGGTTCCCCCGCAGTTGGCCTGCAAGGATTCCTCCACCAGCGCCCGCGAAAAGATGAAGCTCATTCATACCTCTGCTCATGTCTATGCCGGTAACGTAGTGGGTCAGGCGTCTTGCGCTTTGGCGATAGCTGCTCTGGCAGACGACAATGCGTCATCAAGGCGCGGGTCAATTCCAACCGTGAATAGGCTATTGACTCTGACAAGAGCTTCGAGCAGTTCAGGAGCAGCGGCAATCAGGTGGGCATTGGCATTCATCTCGTCGGCGCGTTCAAGCCACGGAAAGCGCGAGCAAAGAATGACCGCCTGATTTACATCTGCCGAGTTCCCTATGCTGAATGAGCCCGGTTCCTGAATATCTGCCGCAATGTTTGACTGCAAGGGCAGCACGTGCCACGGCCCCGGCGTATGCTTTTGCTCGCTCATACTCGCCTCAATAGAAGGGTTTCAGGTTTATTCGAAAAAGAAGCCGTCATGCGGACCGGCCTAAACACGCCGCGCTGTCTGCGCGGTTCGGGCACTCTTAAACCTCAAGGAACTCGACGCCGAGCGTCTGCACCGCGGCGACTTCCACACGCGTCATAAAGTCCGCGAACTGCTGCTTGGTCATCTGCGTAGTGCTGACCGCAACGAGCCCGCTCGGGCCTTCCTGCTTCGGCGCGTATTCGTTCTTGAAGTGCTCGAACCATGCTTCCTTGCTGAATCGCGCGCCGTCGATCACTGCCTGCTTGGCAATATCGGTCAGGATTGCCCAAAGCCGCGCGTTGGCTTGCGTCGAGCGTTTCTCCTGATACGCATCCACACTGACCACCAGCGGCTGGCCGATCCGCGCCTGCTCGGCAGCGTTGTCCTTGATGAACTTCCATGCTGCCGCTGCGGCTTCTTTGTTGCGTAAGGTAAAGACAGGCATTTACTTCCCCCAGGCGGCTGGATACAGTTCGTCTTTCTGCTTGCGCAACTCATCGGCCGTCTCGACCATCGTCGCTAGCATCCCCACCAGCATTTCAACGTGTGCGATGTGGTGGTGACGGTTCACATCGTCTTGTAGGACAGCGCGGAGGTAATCGCAGGCCTTTTGCGTGGTCTGCTGCATTTCGGTCATGGCATCTTTGTAGGCGCCGTTGACAGAGGCATACAACCCACGCGCCTCGATCAAGGCAGGATCAATCGTCGAGAGGTCCATCACGCAGCCACCGCGGTCTTGATTGCTTTCCGACGCCGGGTGTACTCGCTGGCAAGCTCGGCTTTCTGTGCGTCCGTTGCGTGGGCCGGAACGCCCTTGCCGATGCGCTGAAGGGATTCTTCATCCTCGGCCTCGCGCATGGCGATGCGGAAGTCCTCAAGTTCGCCGTCCGTCATGCCGACAGTTTTTTGTTCTGGCTCGGGTTCCTCATCCTTATGCAAATCGCCCTTGTGCCAGAGGTCGAGAGCCGCACCGAAGCGCATCGCAGCGTTCCGCAGCGCATCGCCAATCCGCTCCTTCATCGCGTCCGGGCCGGTTTTACCTTGGGCATCTCCATACCCCAGGCGAGTCACGCCGCAGACCGTCAGGCGAATCCACATGCCGCCGAACTGGTCGAGCAAGGGCAAGCCGTCAGCACCGAATGCGACAGGCTCCCACGTCCAGTTTTCGTCACAGTCAAGAAGCCGATCTGTCAGGGCAGCGTGGCCGACGTAATCCAGGTGAACGGCAGGTTGTCCGTGAAATCCGCCGCAGATGTTGCATTTACTCTTCGGCGAATCCTTTTTGTATGGCTTCGGAAGCGTGCTGATCTGATGCGGCGGAAAAGGTTCGCGCAGTTTCTGAAGGCCTGTCTTTTGCGTTTCCATGATTTGCTCCATTTTTCTGTTCGTACCAAGCGAGTTCTTCGAGAAGTTGTTCCTGCATCCACCAATCAGGGCCGTCGTCTTCCATCGCTCACACCAGATTGGCGACCGCTACCACCAGCGCTGCCGCCGATGCGAAAAGCAGAGCGGTGCGGCCGGGAAAGTTGATCAGCGCAAGGTCGATCCGGTCAGCCAGCGACGGCTTGATATGTTTGACGTCCTGCATCCAGTAGTTCATTTCAGTTCCCCGTACAAATAACGTTGACCGCTCGATCCCAGAAAAGCGCCGTCATCACCAGCGCCGTAAAGCACGACCCGAACAGCGCGCTCCAGATCACCAGCAGCACGTCAGCGCCGAAGAAGTCAGGATGCGCGACAGGCTCACGGTCTATTCCGGCGAACGCGCGGTGCAGGCGGCCGGCGATTCTTGCTATGGCGTGATTCATGATTCGCCTCGTGCATGGAGCATGGCGTCCGCCATGGCATAGGCACTGCAAGCGACTGCCATATCGTTGTAATCGACGACGCCATCAGAGTCGTGCGACGCAGCGATCAATCCCTGCATCGCCTTCGCCGCGAAGTAGTCGCGCAGCGTCATTCCAAGGTTGATGCTCGGCGTTTCGTTCAGGTCTCCGCACCACGGGAACGCACGGCCTCCGGTTTCGATCTCGCTCACGTCAGATCCCCCGATACGTGAAACTGGTCACATGAAACTCCGTGCGCGCTTCGGTCGAGCCCGCCGGCATGAAATTCGGCGCGTCGAGTGTTTCCACATCTGCATGCACGAAGCCGCGGCGAATGTCGTACGGCGCCATGACCTTTCGGTCCTGATAGACGAAGTCGAAGGATTCAGTCATCACGCCTCCTTCGTCCGCTGGTCAATCACTCGATCCATGGCTTGGTCGATCAGAACAAAAACCGTGTTCTTCCCCGGCTGCATCCCGCGACGCAGGGCGCTCATGAACTCATCGGCGCGCGCATCGGTAAAGCTCGCCATTTCTTCGATCACGTCTGCGAAGGTCACAGCGTTGGCTATTGCCTCGCGGCGGTCGTACTGCACGCAGGCGGCGTTGTCCTGACGTTCCAACTCGACGTCGAAAAGCCAATCGCCCGTTTTCATGGTCTTGTTGATGACTAGTGGAATTGCGCTCATGTCAGACTCCAGCGTAGAGCGGAACAATCGATCCACCTGCCGACGTGTGAGAGTCAACATCTGACTCATCCGGTGGAAGGAGAAAAATACGGGTTGAAAAGCTTCCGTCACGATATCGATAGACCCATGCCACCGGTTCGGCCAATACCTTGCGCGCCGTTTCCAGTGCCGGGACGACATGCTGTTCGAAAACACCGCACTCGATTTCGGCGGCGAGAATGCTTTTGATTCGATCTACTTCGTACATGCTCATGTTCTTCCCCTAGCAATCAATCGGAATCAGGCCCTGCGCTTCGGCGATCAGCTTCGTGAAGCAGGGCGCGCAGCACATCGTTTCGCGGACATGCGGCCAGTAGTTCGAGCGCTTCTGCACGTCATCCCGAAGCTGCTCGCACTTGTCGCACCGAGTGAGAGTGCGGACTACCATCGGCCGGGCGCGGAATTGGTCGAGTGCGTTCATGTCAGCAGCCCTCCAGTTCGCTCCGCACGCCCTCAGCAATCAGCCGAGCTGCGTACTCTTTAAGAAGGTGTTCGGTCAAAGCACCGGCGCCACCTTGCGCGAGGCGCTGAAGCTCTACGAGATCGGATGCGTCTTGGGACATGGCTGGCCTCATCGGTGTGTCGTGCTGATGAGTAGAAGTCTACAAAACGCCTTGTAGGAACGCAAGTACTTTCTACGGATATTTTTGTAGGCGCAGATAAGAAAAAACCCGCACTCGGCGGGTTAGCTACATGTAATTTTGGAAGTACTTAACGGCGCCGGTATTTCCGGTGCTCTACCATGACCCCAATAACATGGAGATGGTCGCGCTCGCTGTGGAGCGTTGGGAAATCGTCATTCAACGGGACAAGCTCAAACACCATCTCGCCGCGCTCGTCGGTTCCTCGCGGCCTGTACTTCTTGAACGTTGCTTCCTCCTGGGTATTCTTCGCAACCACGAAATCGCCTGGCTGCGGAGACACTGCTGGGTCAATGATCACCTTGTCGCCATCTCTGAACTCTGGCTCCATCGATGGTCCCTTGATGATCAATCCAAACGCACTTCCAGACAGATCGAGATCAGTCGTAATTGTCTCGAATCCGTCTCCCATCGAGTACGGATCGAACGCTTCGGTCATCATGCCGGCCTGCACATAACTGATTATGGGGATCCTGCGCACTGCGGTCGGCGCGGGGATCACATTCTGGTCGAACGGTTCCTGACCAGCAACGTCAGTATTAGGCGCATGCACCAAAGGCAATTCTCCAAACATGCTTGTAGGATGCCTTTTGTTTGGACCGTCACCATTTAACAATTCGTGCTGGGAACTCCCATTTTTTAGGACGGGCCGCTTTCCTGTGCTGTAGGCCAGCCAGTTGACATCGCAATCCAGAACCTGTGCCAGTCGCGGCGTGAATTTGCTGGACTTCGCGTTCCGGTTGTGGTCGAGCAGGTATTGAATATTCTGGGGCTTGCAACCGCCGCCCACTCGGCGCGCCAGCTCGCTCTGTCCCATTCTGGGATCTAAGCCAGCGCAAGTCATTGCCCACTCTAGGCGTTCTGCGTAAGTTTTCATACAAAGGATTTTGTATTATCGGGCTGCAAAAGTGCTTGTAGAAAAATCTGCCATGTGCTACAAATATGCTTGTAGACAAACAGTGTGCGAGCCATGACGAAACCAACCAATCCTGACGTGCAGACGGGCATCGACAAAGCGATTCAAGCGGCCGGTTCCCAAGTAAAGCTCGCCAAAGCAATCGGCGCCAAGCAGCAGATGGTCGCCTATTGGAAGAAAACCGGATTCGTTAGCGACGCCGGCATGTGTGCCGCCATCGAGCAAGTGACCTTGGTCCCCTGCGAAGAACTGAATCCGAATGAGGATTGGGTGACGCTCCGCGCAGTTCTCTGTTCCCCGGCGCGCATCACTGGCGGCAAGAACCGCAAGAACACGAAAGAAGCTCGGATGACGGCATAAAGCCGCGGCGAGAAAGACGGGACCGGCGTTTGTAGTTGGCATTTTGATTTTCCAATGGCGTCCTTGACGGCGCCATTTTTAACCGGGTGCATTGATAACCGGTGAATTGGGGCGATAACACATGGCATCTCCGAATATCAAAGGTAATCAGATGCAACTCGACTTTGAACCGGGCCTCGTTGAGCGCTACGGCAGCCTGAAGGATTGCGTAGCTACTGGCGTCTACCAGCGCGGCCTTAAGCGCATTGCGATCGATCTTGATCAAGCCCCCAGCAATCTGAGCGTGCAGCTCTCGGAAGACGGTTCCCGACACTTCTCCATCGACTCGTTCGAAAAGTACCTGGAGAAGACCGGTGACATGTCTCCCATCTATTACCTGGTCGAGAAGTTCCTGGCCGACAAGACGAACGGTAAGGCCGCGGCACTGGAGCAGATCCAGGCGCTAGGTCCGCAGATGATCGAACTCCTTCGTAAAGCGGGGATAGCAGCATGACAGGCGACCTGATGATGTGGTGGATGCTCGGCGTGATTGCTATTGCAGTCGGCGGCTGCTGGAGGTGGGTGTGAAGATCAAGACTCAATACGCGACGGAAACGTATTTCTCAGAAGGCGGCTATTTCTGCATTCGTCAGGACACGGACGATAACGAATCGATCGTGATGCTCTCGCCTTACCAGTGCGCCATTCTGGCAAAAGAGCTTTCCAAAGTTGCCAAGCAGAAAGGCTGGTGGGTTGACGTGGTGGAAGGCAAAGACGAGCGTTGACCATGCATTACTACGAGCACAACGTTGGCGATTACAGAAAGGACACGGCTCACCTGTCCTTGCTGGAACACGGCGTCTATCGTCAGTTGCTTGATTCGTACTACCTGGATGAGCATCCGCTAACCCTCGATCATGCGAAGTTGATGCGTTCGCATAGCGTCCGCAATGCGGATGAGATGCGGGCACTCGAAAACGTACTTGCGGACTTCTTCGAGCGCACCGAAGAAGGGTATGTGCATAAGCGTTGCGAGGCGGTAATCAGTGCTTATAAGGCCAAATCTGCGAGTGCACGAAAGTCCGCAGAAGCCCGCTGGTCAAAGGAAAGAGGTAGTGAAGATGCGAACGCAATGCGAACGCATACCGATGGCAATGCTAACCATAAACCATTAACCACTAACCATAAACCAGTAAAAGATAAGCAAACGCGCGTTCCGCGCTTCGATGCGCAAGCGCATCTCGAAGCACTCGGTGTCGATTCTCAAGTTGCTCGGGATTGGATTACGCATCGCAAGGCAAAGAAGGCAGCACCGACCGAAACGGCGATTGAGGGTATCGACATTGAGGCTAAAAAGGCGGGCATCTCTCTGCAAGCTGCTTTGACAGTCTCATGCCAGCGCGGATGGCAAGGCTTCAACGCCGAATGGATGAAAGGCTCACAAGGTCCGCCGCGCGGGCAGAGTTGGTCGGAAAAAAACGAAGAAGTGATCGCACAGCTAACCGGCAGGAACCGATATGAACCAGATGACCGAACCATCGATGTATGAGCGGCCGGAGCGCCCTGAGTGGCCGGTGAACGCTCTGTCTCGCGCTGCCATTGAGCGGCTGTTCTCGAAGATGAGCGCGTTCTACGGCGACAAGTTCGCGATGATGTGGCGCGGCGCGAAGATCGACGAGGTGCAGAAAGCCTGGGCGATCGAGCTGGCGAAGCTGTCGCGCGAGCAACTGAAGGCCGGTAGCGAGTCGATGACTGCGCTGCCGAAGCCGCCGACGCTGCCGGAGTTCATTGCGCTCTGCAAGCAGGCCCGGCTCGAACAGGCTGCGTTCCAGACGCCGCGCCTTGAGCATGTAGCGCCAGCCGATCAGAAGGTGATCGACGCCAACCTCGCGCAGATCAAGCGGCTCAGCAAGCCCAAGCGCATGTCGGGCAATCCGGGCTGGGCGTATGACTTCATGATCCGCGGTGCCGCGCTGAATGCTCAGCCGACGTCGGTCGAAGTCACCAAAAGCTGCCGCGAGGCGATTCTTTCGGCAGTCGGCCGGGAATATCCGCGCACACAGGAAGGCAAGCGCGCCGAGCAGTGCGCCGAGATCCTGCGCAATGTGGTCAAGGAAAGCATGGGGGTGCAGTGATGGCAAAGCCCAAGACAAAAATCAACGAGATCGTCGCGCTGATCGAGAAATACGGCCCGGTATCTCCGAACCGTCTGACCGAGATCACCGGCGACTTCCGCCAGTCGATCGACAAGTACGTGCGCGAGGCGCATCAGCTTGAACTTGTGCATGTTGCCGCTTTCGGTCCTAGCCCGTTCGGCGGGAATCGCACTGTCAAGCTTTACGCAGCCGGAAAGGGAATCGACGCGCAGCGGCCCGGCGCCGCAAAGAAACAGCCCAAAGCAAAGAAGCCTGTTGATGAGGCATCGCGCCGTTGTAAGAAATACTCACGGGCTGAAAAACGCATCATCCGCGAGATCAAGGAGAGCGGCAAATCGGTCAAGTCACAAATGCACCGCTTGCCGGGGCGCACCTTCTGGGGCGTTCAGTTTGCCGTTGCCAACCTCAAAGGAAAAAAGAAGAGTGGACTAGGGTCATGGGTTTGGGCGTCCGTCCTGACCGTCTTGCGAGACGAAGCGAACATTTCAGCGCGCGACCTCAGCGCGCGAATCGGATGCACAGCCAGGCAGATGAGGACTGTGCTGAACGAAAACCGAGGCCGCGGAGTTTTCATCTCTGGATGGGAAATGCATTGCCGCACGCTCTCGGCCACGTGGAGCTTAGGTGATCAGGCAGACGTTCCGAAGCCTTTATTGCAGACGATCGAAGAGAAGCGCGAGAAACGGCGTGCGCGAGATCGGCGATGTGCGGACAGAAAACAGGTCAACCCGTTCTCGACTGCGCTGGGTCTGATCCGCGCGCCGAACGTCGGCACCGGCCGCGTCTACCAGCAGGACATGAGCGAACGGGCGGCAGCATGACACGCGCCGAGTCTAAATACTTGGGCAAAGTGGCGCGCCTCGGCTGCGTCGCTTGCAACCTGCTTGGATTCGATGTGGCCGATGTGCAGCCGGAGATCCACCATCCGCGCATTGATGAGGGAATGGCGCAGCGCGCTTCGAACTGGCTCGCGATGGGATTGTGCCCGGACCACCACCGCGGCCCGCACGGAATCCACGGCGACCGGCAAATCCTGCGGCAGCTTAAGTGCAGCGAGCTCGACCTGCTCGCCTGGGTAATTTCTCGGATGAATGGGTGAGGGTATGAAAAAAGAAATCATCGGCGACGCGACGCTGTATCTGGGCGATTGCATGGAGGTCTTGAGCATTCTCCCAAGCGAATCGGTTGGTATCGCCTTTACCTCCCCACCTTACAACCTCGGCGAAGGGATGGAAGATAAGGGCGGTTTGCGCATAGGCCACGCCGGCAGCAAGTGGGGCCAAACGAAGTTGCGCGATGGTTATGGTGAGTATGACGACGCAATGGAGTACGGAGACTATTCGGTGTGGCAAAACCAGGTTCTCAATGAACTTTGGCGCGTGGTATCTGGGGCGATCTTTTATAACCATAAGCCGCGCGTAGTGCGCCGGGAAGTTCGCTTGCCATTCTTTGCTGCTGACCTCCCGCTTCGGCAAGTGATTATCTGGAACCGTGGATCCGGGTTCAACTGTATGAGCGGCGCATTCATGCCCATGTGCGAATGGATCCTGTTGCACGCCAAGCCGGATTGGTCGTTACGGGATAAATCAGCATCTGCGCTTGGTGATGTCTGGAACATTCCGCCTGTGGCCGATCCGGATCATCCGGCCAGTTTCCCCGTGGCATTGCCCACACGCGCAATCGAGGCAACGAGTGAAGAGTCTGTTATCGACCCGTTTATGGGAGTTGGAACCACGGGTATAGCGGCAACCAGACTCAGACGAAAATTCATCGGCATCGAACGCGACGCTCACTACTTCGAAGTGGCTTGCAAGCGTATCGAAGACGCCCAGCGCCAGACAACGCTATTCGAGCCGCAAGCGCCCAAGGCAGAGCAAACCGCACTTTTCGGAGAAACCGCATGACCTCCACCACTACGCGCGCGAGCGAGACGATCGACGGCCTGTCGCAGTTCATCACGCTCCCGCTGCCGCCCTCGGTGAACACATATTGGCGCAAGTCTCCGCGCGGCATGTACATCACGCAGCAGGGCAAAGACTTCCGCAAGCAGGTCGCCGAGATTGTGGCCGCCAGCGACGCCATGAAGTTCGGCACAGCGCGGCTATTCATGGCCGTACGCCTGTGCATGCGTGACCGGCGCGGCTCTGACCTCGACAACCGTCTCAAGGCGCTCTGCGACGCTCTGGAGCATGCGGGTGTATTTGACGATGACGAACAGATTGACGAGCTGGTGATTGTGCGCGGGCCGATCGTGAAGGGCGGCCAGTGCTACGTGATGCTCACCGAGCGCGCCCCGAACTAACAGCAGCACTGACCCAAGGAGAGAAGGATGAAAACGGAAACAACTGGCATTGGATTCGGAACGGTGCTTTTCCTACTGTTCCTCGCGCTGAAACTGACAGGCCATATCGACTGGTCATGGTGGTGGGTCACGGCACCGCTGTGGATCGGCATTGCCTTCGCCTTTGTGTTAATCGCGCTTGTCGGCGTGTTCGCCTGCATCGTTGCTGTTCTGGAACGCTGACCATGACCACCAGCCCCGACCTGATCATCCTCGCCCTGGCTGCGTGTTTCGCAGTAGCAGGGCTGTTTGTGGAATAGGAGAGAGCGATGAAAGAAATCCCGCTCAGCCGCGGAAAGGTGGCTCTCGTCGATGATGAGGACTATGACGCCATCAGCGCATTTGTTTGGCATCTGGGTCAAGGTGGCTATGCATGTCGCCATCAGCCTGACGAAAGAATTCAAGCCAAGCGTAAGCGCTATTTGCAAGGGATGCACCGGATGATCATGGGGCTTGGATATGGTGACCCCCGGCGCATTGATCATAAAAACGGCGACACGCTCGATAACCGACGCGACAACCTGCGGATTTGTAGCCAGTCGGAAAATGGATACAACCGCGGCGCTCAACGCAATAACACCAGCGGCTACAAGGGCGTTGTCTGGAATAAAGGCCGCAATAAATGGACCGCGCATATTACCTATCTAGGTAAAGCCATGAATCTCGGTGGTTTTGACGATCCAAAGCAAGCATTCACGGCATACGTAACGGCTGCCAAGATTTTGCACGGAGAGTTTGCATACAGCGGAGACGTGCCAAGGATAGAAATACGGTTGGCCGACGCCTACTACAAGAAAATCGGCCTCGCCATGATGAGCGACGAGCAGGCGCAGATGAGTGTGGAGCGGATGGAGGGGGCGCGATGATCGGATTCGTATGGTTCTTGGCGTTTGCATCGATCGGTGCTGGCAATGGCATGACGGCGCTTCTATGTTTCATGGCACTCATTTTTCATTACCTAGGGTGATATAGAAATGAAGCCGAGCTACGTTCTTCTCATCCTGGCATCAGTTACAGCCGCGCCCCACATCCCATTTCATTACGCCGTCTTTATGGCTGCGTGGTATCTCGGTTGTTCCCTTTATCAATTTTTTAAAGAGGCATGAAATGTCTGATCCCATCGCACAAGCAGCAGCACAGATCGGCGCAGCGCCGAGCAGCACGGAGCCGAGCATCCTCACCGAGATCGTCGGCGAGTTCAAAGCTCTCGGTGAGAAGGTCGAGCATCTGATTCATCCGGAACCGGTGCAGGAGGGTGGCGCGGCCGCCGCGGGGGAGTCATCATCCGCTTCCCAGCCGGCAGCTATCGAGCCGAAGGTCTCCCAAGAATCGATGACTTTGACGGATGGAGGCGCCTCGGATGCAGGATCGAATACGTCAAACAGTTCGATCTCGGAAGATGGCTCGACGGAACAAGAATTGGGCGATGAACATCCGCATACCGGCATCCTGCGCCGCCTGACCGAGACGCTCCGCCGCAAGTTCAACGTGTTCGACGGCGAGCTTGAAGCGCTGCTGAAGGACGCGGAAAGCCACCTCTGAGCCAAACCATGCGCGCCCGCAAAATCAAACTGCCTCTCACGCTCGACACCATCCGCTTCCTGCTGGGTGGCAAGCGCCCGTTCACCTTGGGCGAACTCGGGCTTTCATTCGGTGAGGATATACGGGAGGTCGAAGAACTTTTGCGGGTCGGCGTGGCGCTCGGGGCTTTGAAGTATTACCCGGCGTCGCGCAAGAACGAGGGTCGGTATGAACTGAACGTCGATTACACGGAGACGCGGGCGGCCAGACGTGAGCTGATCGTGCCGGCCGGCGAGCTTCGGTATGACCTGTTCAGACATGCCCGCCTCACTCGTATCGAACGGTAGTTGATTGCATTTACTCCCGGCTTAGCATCGCGAGGTAACCGCCATCACGGCGGCCTTCCTTTTCTCCTGGAGAACTCCATGTCTGGCTTGAAAGACGGTTCGAACATGAAAGCGGCAACGGGCTGTGCCCAAGCCTCGCGCACGGCCAAGGCGGGGTCTTTCCACGGTGGTCCGCTGCCCAAAGGCCCGAAGGCCGAGCCGGTGCGCACGAACGGTATCAAGGCGCCCAAGGAAAAGGGCGTTTCGAAGTGATCGCCAATAGCTTCGAACATCGCATTCGGCGCCGCTCGGAGCTAAACGAGTTCATGGGCGCGCAGCTTGACGACCTTCTCGCGCAACAGGCGAAAGAAGCGGCCGCGCGCATGGCGGCCAATGCCATCCTCTGGCATGTGGTGAGCAACCGGGCGAGTGCTGGCGACATCCGGGGGCGGTGATGGCTGGCAAAAAAGGTCAGGCACCGCGTACCGAGTTCTCGCAGGCTTTGTTCGACGCTATCTGCGCTCGGATCGCCCTTGGTGCCAGCTTGCGCTCCATCTGCGCTGAAGATGGGATGCCGGATCGCAAGACGTTCAACGGCTGGCGACAGCGCACGGAAGCGCTTCAGGCTCAGTACGACCAGGCGTGCCTCGACCGCGAAGATCACTATTTCGAGCAGATCATCGACATCGCCGACGAGTGCCGCATCGGTGAGAAGCGTGTCACGAAGGCCAATGGCGACGTTGAAGTGACTGAAATCGATATGGTCGAGCGCGCCCGAGTGCAGATCGACGCGCGCAAGTGGGCGCTGGCCCGCATGAATCGAAAGAAATACGGCGATAAGGTCGAAACAGAGTTGGTCGGCAAGAATGGCGGCCCGATTCATGTCGTCGCCACACCGCTCGATGAAGCGCTATGAAGCTCACCGAGAAGCAGGCCCAAGCGCAAATTGTCCTGGCCGGGCCGTCCACGCATCTGATGCTGTTCGGCGGATCGCGTAGCGGCAAGACCTTCCTGCATGTGCGCAACATCGTCATGCGCGGCCTGAAGGCGCCCGGCAGCCGTCACGGCATCTTTCGCTTTCGCGCGCTGCACGTGCATGAATCGATCGTTTTGGACACGTTCCCGAAAGTGATGAAGATCGCCTACCCGGGCGTCGCATACACGATGCACAAGGGCGATGGCTACGCATCGATTCACACTGGCGCTGAAGATTCGGAGGTCTGGTTCTCGGGCCTCGACGACAAGGAGCGTGTGGAAAAGGTGCTCGGCAAGGAATTCGCCACGCTCTATTTCAACGAATGCTCGCAGATCCCCATGTCGTCGGTGGATATCGCCGTCACGCGCCTCGCGCAGAAGGTGGCGACGAAGATCGAGGGGCGCGAGCCAGTTCCGCTCAAGATGCGCGCGCTCTACGACTGCAATCCGCCGTCGAAAGCTCATTGGACGTACAAGCGGTTCATCCAGAAGGTCGATCCCGAGACGGGCGAGCCGCTTCGCCGACCTGAGGATTACGCCAATTTCCAGATCAACCCGCAGGACAACTCCGAGAACCTGAGTTCGACGTATCTGGAAACGCTGCAAGGCATGAGCGCGCGGCTTCAGAAGCGCTTCCTGAAGGGCGAATTCAGCGACGCCACGCCGAACCAGCTATTCGCCGAGGAAACGATCGAGAAATGGCGCCAGCGCGATTCTGATCCGCTGCCCGACATGGTGCGCGTGGTCGTGGCGGTTGACCCGTCAGGCTCGGGAGACGTGGACAACGCCGACAACGACGAGATCGGCATCGTGGTGGTCGGTCTCGGCACCGACGGCCGCGCCTATGTGTTCGACGACTGCACTGTGAAGGCTGGCCCGGCGACGTGGGGCTCTGTCGCAACCAGCGCATTCGATCGCCACGCAGCCGATGTGATCGTCGGCGAAATCAACTACGGCGGTGCGATGGTCCAGCACGTGGTGCAGACCGCGCGCCCGCGCACGCCGTTCAAGCAGGTCACAGCGACCCGCGGGAAGGCCGTGCGCGCCGAACCATTCTCCGCGCTTTACGAGCAAGGCAAGGTGCGTCACGTCGGCGTGTTCCGCCAGCTCGAAGACGAACTGACCGCATTTTCGACAATGGGCTATCTCGGAGAGGGATCGCCGAACCGTGCTGATGCTCTGATTTGGGCGCTCACAGAATTGTTTCCCGGGCTCGTGCGTGATCGCAGCAAAAGGACGGTGGACGTACCGAAGCCGCAACGAATCATTAACGCCGGCCATGTTGCGCCTGGCTACTGGATGGGATGACCATGGCCGAAAAAGAAGAAGACATCGTCAACCGCGCGCATAAACGTTTCGACGAGTGCATGGAATGGGAACAGACCTCGCGTCAGCGGTTCAAGGACGATATCCGCTTCCTGTTCGCCGATCCGGACAATCAGGATCAGTGGGACGCCGCGGTGAAGGCACGCCGGCAGATCGCCGGTCAGCCGATGGTCACGATCAACAAGACGCACACGCACTGGCTGCACGTGGTCAACGAGGCCAAGGAGAACCGGCCATCGGTCAAGATCGTGCCGACAGGTGATCAGGCGACGTATCAGTCGGCGCAGATCTTCAGCGGCATCATCCGGCATATCGAGGAACGCTCGAAGGCGCAGACGGCCTACAAGATCGCGACCGAAATGCAGGTTGGCGGCGGCATCGGCTACTGGCGTATCGTCACGAAGTACGTTGACGAGAATAGTTTCGACCAAGAACTGATCATCAAGCAGGTGCCCGACCCTCTATCGGTCGCGCTCGACCCGCACATCAAGGAACGCAACGGCAGCGACGCGCGCTTCGGTTTCATCTACGAGGACATGCCGACCGACGTGTTCGAACACAAATATCCGGACCTAGATCCCGGCCCGATGCAGGCCAATGGCGTCGCCGGATGGGTGATGAAAGACACCGTGCGCGTAGCCCACTACTACGAGATCAAGGTCAAAAAGGAGTGGCTGTACGCGATCGAGAAGGACGACGGCTCGGACTTCATCCGCGAATCCGAGATGGAACCGAACGAACGCAAGCTCTTTGCCGAGGCGTTCAAGCAGGGCGCCGATGCTATCCAGCGCCGCCGCGTTGACAAGCGCACGGTGCATTCATACGTGATCGCCGGCAATAGAATTGCGGAGAAAGGCATCTGGGCAGGCAAGTACATCCCGATCATCCGTTGCCCGGGCGAGGAAGTCATCATCGAGGGGCGCCTCGATCGCAAGGGGCTGGTGCGTTACATGAAGGACGCGCAGCGCGCCTATAACTACAACACGTCGGCCGCGCTTGAGTTCGGTGCGTTGCAGAGCAAATCGCCGTATATGGCACCAGTGGAAGCCATCGAAGGACTCGACAACTATTGGGCGAATGCCAATACTTCGAATCACGCCTACCTTCCGTACAACCATGCGGACGAGCAAGGCAATCCGATACCCGCTCCGCAGCGTCAGCAGCCTCCGAGCACAGCGCCCGTCTACATGGATGGCATGCAGGCCGCCGCGCAGGAATTGATGATGACCAGCGGCCAGTACGAGGCCACGTTCAGCGAGCAGGGCAATGAGGTCAGCGGTGTGGCGCTCGACGGCCGCAAGCGCCAGGGCGAGCGCGTCACGTTCCATTTTCTGGATGCGCAGGCCGATGCAATCGCCTTCACCGGCGTCCAACTGCTTGATGCCATCCCGCATTACTACGACACGAAGCGTGTTATCCGGATCATGGCCGAGGACGGCGAGGAACAGATGATCCAGATCGATCCTCAGGCCAAACAGGCGTTGCAGCAGCAGGAGCAGGCGCAGGCAAATAAGGTGCAGGCGATTTTCAATCCGAACGTCGGGGCATATGACGTGGTGGCCGAGGTCGGACCGAGCTATGCAAGCCGCCGCCAGGAAGCATTCAACGCGATGAAGGAACTGATCGCCGCGGTTCCGGAACTGGCTCAGGTGATCGGCGACCTGTTCATGGGTACAGCGGACTTCCCTGTCGCGGACAAGCTTCAGGAGCGCATGCGCAACTGGATTCCGAAGCCGATTCTGGGCGAAGGCCCGACGCCGCAAGAACAGCAGCTTCAGCAGCAGCTTCAGTCCGCGATGCAGACCATCCAGACGCTCAATGAGCGCTTGCAGGAGAAGTCCACCGGCTTGCAGCTCGAAGCCAAGCGCATCGACATGGACGCGCTCAACCACCTTGCGTTGCGCATGGAAAACGAGCGTCAGGACATGGTCAACGCGTTCAAGGCCGAGACTGACCGCATGAAGGCACTGATTTCCGCGCTCGATCCGGAGCAGGTCACGGCGGTCGTGCGCAAGATGGTGAAGGAGATCACCGCGGCGCGCGATCCGGGGCAGGATCTGAACCCGGCGCAGTTCGACCCGTCCACGACATTCGCGCTCGGCATGCCCGAAGTGACATCGCCGCCGACCGCGCCTCAACTACCCGCAGCACCACAAGAAGCCGCACCCCAACCGCAATAACCCGGAGAGGAAACCATGAGCACTGTCGAAACAGGCGTATCCGAAGAACTGCATACCGAAGCACCGGTCGAGGAAACGCCGGCCGCAACGGTCGAGAAAGCGACGCCGGATTGGGTGCCGCGCCGCATGGGCGAACTCGCCGCGCAACGCCGTGCCGCTGAGCAGCGCGCAGAACAGGCCGAGCAGCGGGCGCGTGAGCGTGATGCGGAGATTGCTGCACTCCGTGCCAACGGTGGCCAGCAGACCGAAGGCAATCCGCAGAACGTCACCGAACTGGCACGCGCCTATGCCGCCCAATTGCGTGATCAGGAGCGCGAACAGGAGCGCCAGGAGCGCGAGCAGCAAAGTCAGGTCGAGGAATTCAATCGCAACCTTCAAGCGGTGCAGACGGCCGGCGACAAGGAATTCGGCGAGGACTTCAAGAAGTCGGTAGATACGCTACTGATGGCGGGCGTTGGCGGTCAGCAGTTCCTGCAAGTCGTGTTCGACGTGCCGTCGCCGGAAAAGGTCATTGCCTATCTCGGCAAGCCGGAGAACGTCGAGGAAGCCATCCGCGTGTCGCAACTCTCGCCGACGAAGATGGCCGTCGAAATGACGAAGCTCGCCAGCAAGGCCGCGAAGGAATTGGGTAAGCAGGTTTCGAAGGCGCCCCCGCCGGTCGATACGGTTGGCGGTGCGTCGGGTTCGGGCGGTCCCGCTGGTGTCGAGCCTGACCAGAGTGACACCAAAGCGTGGATGGCGTGGCGCGCAAAGAGCAAGAAAAGCCGCCGCTGATTCTCCTGCCGCGCTGTCACGTGCAGGGGCACAGATCACACCCGGATAGCGCGGCACCTATAGACGCAATTTACTCCCGGCTTAACCTCTCAATCACCGAAAGGGGCGCGATGCGTTCCTGACCGGGTGTTCAGGCCAAGGTGAGCCGCAATCACTGGATAGGCCCGTTAAGTAGGTCTCCGCAGGGCAGAGACAAGACGCCAGCAATGGCTCCTGTGTTTTTGCCTTTGGAGAATATCTTGGCCAACAGCCTACTCACGATCAACACGATCACCAATGAAGCCGTACGCCTGTTCACGCAGACGAACGCCTTCCTTCGCACGGTCAACCGTCAATACGACGACCAGTTCGCACGCAGCGGCGCCAAGATCGGCAACACGCTGCGCATCCGCCTGCCGAATGACTACCTGGTCAACACCGGCCCGGCCATCACGCCGCAGGGCACGAACGAGCAGAACACCACGCTCACCGTCGCCACGCAGAAGAACGTCCCGATTTCGTTCGGCACTGCCGAAAAGACGATGTCGCTCGACGACTTCAGCGAACGCATCCTTGCGCCGGCTATCAACCGTCTCGCGGCGTCCGTCGCCGGTGACCTGATGACCGTTGCCAACTCGGCCTGTAACGTTTCGTTCAAGACCGATGGTTCGGGCAATCTGGTGACGCCGGATGCCGGCACGTGGTTGAACGCTGGCGCGCAGCTCGACTACAACCTGTCGCCGAAGATGGATCGCAAGATCATCCTCGATCCGCTGACGCAAGCTCGTACGGTTACGTCGCTGGCCGGCCTCTTCAACCCGCAGCGCAAGATCGGCGACCAGTACGAAACCGGCATGTTGACCACCGACACGCTGGGCTTCGACTGGATGAGCGATCAGACGACCCAGACGCATACGGTCGGCACGTTCTCAGCGGGTACGGTCAACGGTGCGAACCAGACCGGCAACTCGCTGACGGTCAACGCCATCACCGGCACGCTGAACGCGGGCGACATCATCACCGTCGCGGGCGTCAACGCGATCAACCGCCTGACCGGCAAGGATCAGGGCACGCTGCGCCAGTTCGTCGTCACGGCGAACGTCCTGAATGGCGCCACGTCGATTCCGGTCTATCCGGCGATCGTCCCGGCACCGGCCGCGTTCAATACGGTTACGGCATCGCCTGCCAACAGCGCAGTCATCTCGCTTGTGCTGCCGGCGAGCTCGACCTATCGCCAGAACCTCGCGTACTACCCCGAAGCCTTCACCCTCGCCACGGCCGATCTGGAAATGCCGACGAGCGGCGTGGTGGAAGCGGCGCGTGCGCAGTTCGACGGCGTTTCGATGCGTCTGCTGACGGCCTACGACGTGATGTCGGACGCGCTGATCACGCGTATCGACCTGCTGTATGGCTTCGTCGCGATCCGTCCGGAATGGGCATCGATCGTCGCCGACGTTCTTTAAAGATCTCCTCGGTGGTTGGGTTTGGGGCCGGGCGAAACCTCGGCCCCTTTTTTGGAGCAGCACATGAATATCGTCACCGGCCCGCGCAATTTCACCGCTCCATATGTGCCTCAGGAATATCCGAAGTGGGTGACGCTGGCAGACGGCTCTGGGCTCATCGTCAACAACGCCGATGAGGAACAGGTCGTTATCGGTGAGGAATCCGCGGATGAGGGGAGCGTCGAGAACCTGCGCGACGCTTTGATGAAGGAAGCGAAGGCCATGGGCCTGCATCCGCATCACAAGACAGGTGTCGAGAAATTGCAGTCTCTCATCAACGAAGCAAAGTCCCTTCAGGAGTTTCAACCGTGAAAAAGATCCTTGTCGCAGTTTTCGCGAGCGTCGCCGCTTTGTGCGCGGTGTTCTCGATCCCCGCTCACGCTCAGTTCAATCCGAGCAACGGCTTTCAGACCATCAACAACAGTTGCGGGACGTTCTTCCTGCAAGGCAGCACGTATTACAACGCGCAGGGCGTGAGCGTCGGTAGCTCGCTGCCGGTTTGCGTCGGCCCCTTCAGCACGCAGAACAGCAGCGCCGCGCTGATCATCCCCGCCAAGTATGCGACCGCCAGCCTGCCAGCGTGCAGCGCGGCGACGGTCGGTCTGGTTGCGATCACCACGGATGGAGCGGCGACGCCGGTGTACAACGCGACGGCAACCGGCGGCGGTTCGGTCGTGGTGGAGGTGATCTGTAACGGCACCAACTGGACGAATCACTGATGACTTCCCCTCTGCCGACCACCCCGCGCGACATCATCAATCTCGCGCTCAAGACGGCGAACGTCCTGGGCGTGGGTCAGGCTGCGTCGGCAGAGGATATCAACGATTCGTTCAACCTTCTCAATATGATGATGGCGCAGTGGCAGCGCCGTCGTTACATGGTCTATCAGCTGATCGAGGCGTCCAAGCAGGCGACCGGTCAACTGAGCTATACAGTCGGGCCCGGCGGCGACTTCGACATTCCGCGACCGTCAAAACTTGAGTTCGCCTATTTCCGGCAGAACCAGAACACGCCGCTTCCCGTCGATTACCCGTTGCAGATCCTTCGCGCGCGCGAGGACTACGACCGCATCTCGATCAAGAGCCTGAACGCGTTCCCGATGTATGCATTCTTCGACGGCGGCTTCCCGCTGGCGAATCTGTTCGTGTGGCCGGTCCCGAATAATCAGTACGAGCTGCACATCACGGTAATGCAGCAGATCCAGCAATTCCAGAACCTCAGCGATCAGATCATGCTGCCGCCGGAATACAGCGCGGCGCTGATGTGGAATCTGACGCTTGAGTTGTATCCGTTCTTTGGCCTGCCGGTGAGCCCGGTGGTGCAGGGCAAGGCCGAAGCCTCGATGCGCATCATCGAGGAAGCCAACGCGCAGATCCCCTTGCTTCAGATGCCGATGGCGCTGCGCGGTCGCGGAGGCACCTACAACATTTACGGGGACTTTTACATTGGGAGCAATGGCCCGTAAGGGCTGCGCGCCATGGCAAAAGCCCCCCTCACAACCGGCGCATACCAGGCAAAGAGCCTGATCGCGAACGCGCAGCGCTGCGTGAATCTCTATGCCGAGAAAAACACGCAGGATTCGCCGTTCCCGTTCACCTACTACCTGTCGCCCGGCCTGACTCGTCTCGCGACGGCCACGCCCACTTCAGGCAACGGCTGGCGCGGCCTGTTTCCGGCGTCGAACGGCACGACGTATGGCGTGTGCGGATCGTCCGTCTATGCCATCTCAGCGACATGGGCCCTGACATTGCTGGGCGATATCGCGTCCTCAAGCGGCCGGGTATCGATGGTGGATAACGCGAACTTCCTCGTAATCGTGGACGGCTCGCAAAACGGATGGACCGTCGATCTCACTGACAACACCTTCGCGATGATCACCGATTCGGCGTTCCTCGGCGGCAACAACGTCGGGTTCGTCGATGGCTTTCTCGTGCTGAACGTGCCGAATACGCGCGAATGGTATATCTCGCTGAACGATGAAATCACCTTCGATGCGACTGACTTTGCATCGAAATCGGCCTATTCGGACAAGCTGATCGGTATCGGCGTCACGAAGCGCTACATCTACCTGTTGGGCGCGCAGACGATCGAAGTGTGGTTCAACGCTGGCGACACGACGTTTCCCTTTGAGCGGCTGCCGGGCGTGTTCATGCAGCATGGCTGCGCCGCAGTCGGCACGATCGCGCAGATGGATGGCGAAATCTACTGGCTGTCGCAGTCGCCGCAGGGCAATTGCTATGTCAACAAGACGCAGCAGTTCAACGCTATTCCGATCTCGACATTCGCCCTCGACAACGAGATTGGCACCTATGCGCGCATCGACGACGCGTTCGCCTTCACGTACCAGATCGAAGGGCACTTCTTCTATGTCCTGACGTTCCCGACTGCCGATAAGACCTGGCAATACGACCTCACGACGCAGCAATGGAACGAGCTGAACTGGGTCGATGGTAACGGCGGCCTGCATCGGCACCGCGCGAACTGCTACGCCTCTGCCTATGGGTCACCGATCGTCGGGGATTGGGAGAACGGCAATCTGTATCTCTGGGACGTCAACGCGTTCACGGACGACGGCAACCCGATCCCGCGTATCCGGTCGTTCATGCACAGCGTGGACGATAACTCAGACCGTATCAGCTATCGCGAATTCATCGCCAACATGGAAGTCGGCAACGGATCGAACTATTCGGCCGTGCCGGTCTATTTGCGGTGGAGCGACACGCGCGGCAAGTCGTGGGGCAATGCGGTCAGCATCAGTCTCGGGATGGAAGGCGAATATCTGACCTCCCTGCAATGGCAGCGGCTCGGCATGGCGCGCGATCGCGTGTTCGAGCTCTCATGGTCCGCGCCAGTCAAGACGGCGCTTACGGGGGCTTGGGTGCAGGCTAACCCGAGCAATCAATAGCCATGGCCGCCGTTCAGACCGATGTCCCGCTCGTCAATGTCCCGTTCGTGAATGCGGACGGCACCGTGACGGAAGCATGGTTCATTTTCCTCGTGCAACTGTTCCGGCGCACGGGTGGCGCCGGCGGCGATACGGGTGGCCTGACGCTGAATGACGTGCTGTCGCTTGAGTCGCTTCTGGCGCCGATCCTGCCTGATGTCACAGGCCAGTCGATCGCGCAGGAATTGACGCTGGCGCCCGCCGCGCGCGAGCAGGCTCTGCCGGAAATGGTGTTTCCCCCGCTGGCCGGATCCTCGACGGCGTCCGGCGGGGGCATCGCAGATCAGACGTTTTCAAGCGGAACCGGATTCACGCCGGGCGTGACGACCACGCTGACGCTCGCCAATTCATTCGCTTCCGCATCGCAACTGTGGGTGTTCTTCGACGGCACGTTCCAGGGCGATGACCAGTATTCGCTCACGGGCGTCGTGATCACCTTCACAAGCGCCATTCCGGTCGGCGTGAGCAAGGTCTATGTAAAAGGATTGAGGTAAGCCATGCAACGGGTTCCAAAGGGAATTTCACCGGCTCAGTTGACCACCGCGGCGGCGGCCTATTACACCGCGCCTCCGGGCGTGACCGCCACCGTCAACAACCTGTCGGTGACGAATACGTCGGCGTCGCCCGTCTCGGTGACGCTCTACAACGTCCCGCAAGGTGGATCGCCGGGCGCGTCCACTGCGTTCCTGTCGGGCTTCACGCTGGCCGCCGGCCAGACCTATGTACCGCCGCAAGCGATCGGCCTTCAGCTTGCGCCGGGTTCAACCGTTCAGGCCTTGGCAGCAACCGCAGCCGTCGTGACCCTCATGGGCGGCGTTTACGAGACTTCAGGGAGTTAAGTCATGTCGAATTATCTTGGTGTTGCAACGGATACCCCTGCGCTGGCCCAGTTGAAAATGAATGGTGCCGGTTCGACCACGTTAACCGCGATGTATAAAGCCTCAATCATCATTTCTCCGGCGTCGGTCGCGGCGAATACGACGGCAGAGCAGATCTTCCCTTGCGCGAACGTGAAAGTTGGTGATTACGTTGACGTGAACAAGCCGACCGCTCAGGCGGGATTGGGTATCTGCGGCGTCCGCGTGACTTCGGCCGGCAACATCGGAATCACTTTCCAGAACAATACGGCCGCCCCGATTGGTCCTTCGCCCGGCGAAACGTACATCGTTTTTGGATGCCGTTGATGTTGCGCGAAGCCGATCCTGATTTCGTCACCCGCGTCATGCGCGATGCGCGCGTGTGGGAATGCGTTCGTCAGGACGGCTTCACGCCTGATGAAGTCGGATATCGGCCGCGCGAGACGTATTTCCAGTTTCAGGACAAGGGCTTTCTGATGTTCCGGAGTCCCATGCTCGGCGTTGAGGAAGTCCACATTGCAATGCTGCGCGGCGCGCGCGATGTCGAGCCGTTCGTCGGCGAGTGTTTGCGGGAGATGGGCGCGCGCGGCGCGATGCGCTTCATCGCACCTATCCCAGCATGGAACCGTGCGGCGATCCGGCTGGCGAAGCGCTGCGGATTCGTCGAGTTCCGGCGGCTCGAAGGCCGGTTCATCCGTGACGGCCGCACCTATGCGGGAATTTTGATGGAGAAAGTGCAATGAGCTTCCTGCAACCGATTCTTGACCCGGCGAATATCGGCGGCGGCCTAAGCGGTCAGACGGCGGCTCAGGCTTCTCTTTCTGCCGCACAGATGCAGCAGGATGCCGCCAATCACGCGGCCGATCTACAGAACCAGCAGTTCGCGCAATTGCAGGCGAATCTGTCGCCGTACATGAACCTCGGTTCCGGCGCGATTCCGCAGCTTCAGCAGATGCTCCAGGGCGGCGGATTCCAGTTCAATCCGAGCCAGATCCAGCTTTCGCATACGCCCGGCTATCAGTTCACGCTCCAGCAGGGATTGAAGGGCGTCGATAACAGCATGTCGGCCAAGGGGCTGAACCTGTCGGGTGCACAGGCCAAAGGAATCGGCCAGTACACGACCGGCCTCGCGGATCAGACCTACCAGCAGCAGTATGCGAACGCGCTTCAGACGTACAACACCAATTACGGCAACCTGGCGAACCTCGTGAATCTCGGGCAGAACTCGGCGGCCGGCGTCGGTCAGGCTGGCATGCAGAACGCAACGAACGTGGGCAATACGCTGACGAGCGGGGCGAACGCCGCGGCAGCCGGCCAGGTGGGCGCCGCGAATGCGACGACGCAGGGTTCCCAGAATCTGCTTGGCGCCGGTCTTGCCGCGCTTGCCTTTCTCGCGTGAGGTGATAGATGCCGATCGATCCGAGTATCCCCGGCCAGGTTCAAACGATGCAATTGAATCCGTTGCAGGCGCTCGCGCAGATCAACCAGATCCGCCAGAGCAAATTGCAGCGTCAGGTATTGCAGCAGCAGATGGGCGCGAATCAGGCGGCGTCGGGAGCCATTCAGGGCAACACGGATGCCAATGGCAATGTGGACGTGTCGAGCGTTCTGGCGCAGCTCGCCAAGAATCCGCAGGCGGCCTACAACCTGCCAGAAGTCGCGACGAAGCTCTACAACATGCAGGGTGCGCAGTATGGTGCGCAGAACTCGAAGCTCGAAGGTGTGCAGAAGCAGATCGGCTATTGGGATAGCCAACTCGGCGGCATGGTCGCGAAGGGTGACAAGCTCTCGAAGGGCGATGTGATCACGTCGCTGGCCGGCGGGATTTCGAGCGGCATGATCAGCCCGCAGCAGGCGCAGCAGTATGCGGGCGAAGTGCCGGACGATCCGACCCAACTTCAGGCATGGGCGAAGAATCACTGGCTGAGCCTTCAGGACACGAAGCAGCAGGCCGCTTTGCTGGTGCCGCAGGTTCAGACCGTCAACACCGGCGGCCAGACGAACATCCTGAATATCGATCCTCTGACGGGTCAGCCGAAAATCGCGGGCACGCTGAACAACAGCATGTCGCCGGGAGAGGCCGCCAGTCCGGTGCAGCTTTCGACCGCGAGCGGCACGCCGTACGTGATGCCAAAGGGGCAATACGCCGCTCAGTCCGCTGCGGGCGCGCAGGGCGGCTCAGGCTATACGGGACGCTATGGCGACGCCGGAGGTGCTGCACAGAGCGACGTTCCTGCCGGTGGCATGCAGACCGGCCTGTCGCCGGCTCAGCAGGCTGCGCAGACCGCGGCTGCATCCACGCAGGCGACTCAATCGACCACGGCCGCGCAGAGCCTGCACAACGCCGCCGCCGATGCACCAATGCGCGTGAACCTGCTCAACACAGCGCGCGATGCTCTGTCGGGCATCACGACTGGCCCCGGCACCGACTGGCGCAACACGATCTCCTCCGCGTTGAACTCGACGCCGGCCGTGGGTCAGGCACTATCGGCAATGGGTGTCACCGATCCTAACTCGATCAAGAATTACGACGAGTACAAGAAGATCCTGACGAACTATGCTTCGTCGGTCTCGGGCTCGCTCGGCACCGGTACGGACGCGCGCCTGAATGCGGCCGTCACCGGCAATGCGAATCCGGGGATTTCCAATCTCGCGAACGAAGACATTCTGGTCAAGACACTGGCCGCCGAGAAGATGCGCGCGGCGCAGGATTACGCATTCCAGAACTCGGGCCTCACTGGCGACAAGTTCAATCAGTGGCAATCGCAGTGGAACAAGAGCGTCAACCCGGATGCGTTCGCCTACGTCGAAATGAATCCGGCACAACAGCAGGCGTATATCGCGCGGCAACAGAAAGCCGGCACGCTCGGCAAGTTCAAGTCCGATCTTGGCAATCTCGTACGCTCGGGCGTCATTGAACTGCCAAAGCCGGATCAGCCGGCTGATGCGACCGCTTCCCCTGCAATTTCGACTGCGCCGCTGCCGGCGTCGGGGGTGCCGCGATGAGTTCGCAGGATCTTGAGCCGATAATTCAGGCGGCGGCCAAAGCGAACAACGTCGATCCGGCGTTGATCCGCGGCATCATCGCGACCGAATCAAGCGGCAAAGCGAATGCTCAGTCTGGTGTCGGCGCCACCGGCCTGATGCAGATCATGCCGTCGAACTATAAATCGCTAGGTATCACCGATCCGACCGACCCGCAGCAGAACATTTTTGGCGGCGCAAAACTGATTTCTCAGTTGCTCGACCGCTTCGGTAACGTTCAGACCGCGCTCACGCATTACGTCGGCGGCGATGATCAATCGAAGTGGGGACCGCAAACGGCAGCCTATCCCGGAAAGGTGCTGACGGCCGCCGGAATCGGCGCACCGGCGGCTCAGAAGGCGGCGGCCACACTTCCGGGTATCCCGACCGCGCAGGCGCCTGCTGGTCCGCATGACGACGATGCAATCTTCGCTTCCGTGTCGAAGGGCGCCGCGCCGGCCGCCGCCAAGGCCGCGCCGAACAATGACGATGCGATCTTTGCCGCACTGAGCAAGCAGCCCGGGCAACCGGCCGCAAGTTCAGCGCCGCCGGCCACCGCACCTCAGGCTCAGCAAGGCGAAGCGCCGGGTGTGCTTGCGTCGATCGGTGCCGGCATCGGTCGCGGTGTGCAGGAAACGGCGCTTGGCGCTCAACAGTTGCTCGGTCATGGCGCGCAGGCTGTCGGCCTGAATGGCGTCGGCGACTGGCTGGTGAACGATGCGAATCAGGGGCTTGCACATGGCGCGCAGGAGGTGTCTCCCTATTCGGCGGCACATCCGATTGCGACGACTGGCGGCCAGATTGCAGGCTCGATTGCAGCGACGGCGCCGCTCGCGTTGGCGGCTCCTGCCGCTACCGGCTTACTTGGTGCCGCCGGCACGGGAGCGGCCCTTGGTGCGGCGAATGCGGCCCTGTCTCCGGTCGATCCGAATAGCCAGAACTACGGCCTCGACAAGCTCAAGCAGATGGGTATCGGCGCGGCGACGGGCGGCGTCCTGACTCCGCTTGCACAACTCGCCGGTCGCATCGTATCGCCCAATGTCGCGCCGGAAGTTCAGCAGATGCTTGATCGCGGCATCACGCCGACACCGGGCCAAATTATCGGCGGTGCCGTGGCACGCAAAGAGGAGCAACTAACCAGCGTTCCGGTCGTGGGCGACATGATCAAGAACGCGCAGCAACGCGCGGTGCAGCAGTTCAACCGCGCGACCTATCAGGATGCGCTTGAGCCGATCGGCGGCCAGATCCCGGCCAACGTTGCAACGGGTTCGGATGCAGTCGGTTACGTGAATCGCCAGATCGGGAACGTCTATCGCTCGATCGAGCCGCGCGCGAACTTCACAGCAGATGCCAATTTCAGCAATGACCTTGCGGGTATCCGTGCTGATCTGTCGCAAAACGCTCCTGGTGCACTAACGCAGTTCGACAACATCGTTCAGCACCAGATCACCGGAAAGCTGACTGGCGGCACGCCTGCCGCGCAGGGCGGTCTGCCTATCGGCGGCACCATGACGGGCGACCAGTGGGGCAATACGCGCTCGGCAATCAGCGGCGTCGCGCGGCAACGCGTGATCGGCAACGCAACGCCCGATGATCGGGTTCTTGCCGGCGCGCTCGGCGATCTGAATGACGCAGTGAACGCGGCGGTCGGACGCAGCAGCCCGCCGGACGTTATCCCCACGCTTCAGAATGCTAATACGGCATGGTCCCGTTACAAGCAGATCGAGAGCGCGGCCGGCTCAACGGGAGCATCGAATAACGGGAACATCTTCTCGCCCGCTCAGTACAACGCGGCGATCAGGAAGGGTTCGACGAACGCGCAGAAAGCACAGAACAGCGGGCAGAACGCGGATTTCGGCGCTTCGGCCCAGCAGGTTCTAGGCTCGAAATATCCGGATAGCGGCACGACGGGGCGCGCATTGCTCTCACTGCTGACCGGCGGCGCTGGCGCGGGTCTCGTCACGGCACCCGGAACAACGCTCGCGACACTGGCCGGCATCGGTGCCGGCTCATTGCCCTATACCGCCCTAGGCCAACGTGCTACGGCAGCGCTTCTGACAGCGCGCCCACAGTTTGCCCAGCCGGTAGGGAATGCTGTTTCGGGTCTCGGCCGCCTGATCGTACCCGGGAGCTTGCCGGCGTTGCTTTCGGGCAGCCGCTGAGCACTTGAGGCTGTAAATGATGGACAGGCCAGCGGAAGTGCCGATGGCTCGAATTATCTGGTCGGTGGTCATGGTCTAGGCGAACCTCATCGTCGGTTGTGCCCGTTAAAGAGTCTCCCGAGGGCAGAGACAGGCAGGCGAAAGCTTGTTTGAAGGCGCGATGCGCCATCTGCTCGGGGTTCTAGCAAATGACGGCCACAATTCTGCCGAACGCAAAAACGCAGTTCTTCGACGGCAATGGTAAGCCATTGGCCGGCGGCACTGTCTATTTTTTCATCCCCAACACATCGACCCCGAAAGCGACCTGGCAAGACCCGGCGCAGACCATCCTCAACACACAACCGGTCGTGCTCGATGCGAGCGGCGAGGCTCTGATCTGGGGCTCCGGCACCTATCGTCAGGTCGTTAATGACGTGAACGGGAATCTGATCTGGGATCAGATAACCCAGGATGCTAACGCGGGCCTGACCGGCAATATCACGGACAAGCGGTACGTCGCCGGCACCGATTTCACGCCCGGCACGACGACGCAGCTCACGCTTCCTGTTGCGCCTGGCGCAGTGTCGAACATGTGGGTGTTCTTTGACGCAGCGTTTCAGGCCGACGATCAGTTCTCCGTAAGCGGCGCGACGCTGACGTTCAACACGCCGATTCCGGTTGGGGTGCAGGAAGTCAACGTCAAGATCGGCACGACGGTTGCGATCGGCACGCCCGGCAACGGAACGGTGGGGGATAGCCAGCTTGCATGGGGATCGACTCTCACGCGCGTGTTCGCCTCGATCGCCGCGCTGCGTTCTGCCGGCAGCCAGTACACGAACGCTTTCGTGCAGAGCTACTACGGAGACGATGCGAATTATCAGGGCTTCTACAAGGTCAAGGCATCCGACACGACGAGCGCTGACAACGGTGGCTCGATCATTGTCGATTCGATCGGCCGACGCTGGTATCTGAATTCCGATCCAGACTGGTACGTCGAGCAGTTCGGCGCGAAGGGCGACGGCGTAACTGACGATACGGTCGCCATCAATGCGGCGATTGCGGCCCTGCCGAATCGCGGCGGCACCGTGCGGTTGCGAGGCAAGACCTACATGATCAGCGCGTCGATCACCGTAGGAAACGGCAATGGCGGTTCAACGCCTTCGACGAAGAACGGCGTGCGCCTCATCGGTTGCGGCTCAGGCAAAGGCCCGGGCAATCCGCCGCCGACCTTGATCCAGGCTATCGACAACGGCGCTGCTTCTCCGTACCTGGATACGATGCTTCTAATTCAGGGGGCAATCGATAGTTGCTATTTCGAGGGATTCCGCCTTTATGGTTTGGGTGCCAACAGTACGCCTACAACCGGGTCCCTTATTAACAACGGAATTTTCTGCAACGGCGGCGTCACTGCTTCGACGTTCAAGAATATCTCGATCGCATTTCACACGACGGCCGGTTTGCGCATTCTCGCGGGTGGCGCTCCGACCGGGAATTACAACATCTATAACGAGTTCCACCAGATAGACGCTATCAGTTCGATCAACGGGCATAACGGCTTGCTGATGGACGGTGTATTTGCGGTGTCGAACGACACGTGGCTCACCTCGTTCTACAACTGCCGATTCGATACGTTCACCGCAATTAATGCCATCGCCGGTGACTTCAAGTTCGTCGATAGCTGCTCTTTCTATCGCTGCCATTTCGTCGGGAACAACACCGGCGGCGTCCCGCTCACGAACTGCTTTGGCGCGTATTTCAACGCTGTCGGGAACAACGGTTTTCCGTCTGGTATGTGCTTCCACGATTGCTCGATCCTGACGACCTTCGTCAATGAAGTCGGCGGCGATCACATCCGCGTGAACACGTTCATCAATTACGGCACCGCGGACAACGAAACCATTCCGACGCATCCGAGTTTGAAGGGCATCACAGACCAAGGCAATCCATTCAACGGGTGGGGCACCTGACGGGGATCATATGGACCACTACAAAGAAGCGGTCGTCGCAGCGGCCAAAGCATCACCTGCATGGCTCGGGGTCTACATCACCCATGCAGCGGACAACATCACCGTGTCGGGCGTCGCTGCCATTGCGGCCACCGTCTACAGCCTCGTGCAGACCTATATCTCGATCCAGCGTTACCGGAGGGGGAAATGAGCAATTTTGATGATGCCTTCGTTGCGCTGATCGGCAACGAAGGCGGCTATTCGAACAATCCGGCCGACCCGGGCGGTGAAACGATGTGGGGCATAACGGCGCGCATCGCGCATGGCTGGGGCTATACCGGCGACATGAAGGATCTGCCGCTCGATACCGCGAAGGCCATCGCGAAGAAGTTCTATTGGGATCCGTACCAGTGCGATCAGTTTGATCCACGCGTCGGCTTCCAGGTGTTCGACGCGGCATACAACGGCGGCAAGCCGGCGCAATGGTTGCAGCAGGCCGCTGGCGTCACTGCTGACGGCGTGATTGGCGCCATCACCACGGCGGCGGTGCGCGGTGCCGACCCGCTGAAGATCGTGATCCTGTTCAATGCCTCACGCCTCCTCTATTACACCAGCCTCGGCACGTTCGAAACGTTTGGAAAGGGCTGGGCTAACCGGATCGCCGGAAACCTGCGGAGGGCTGCATCATGAGTGCGTGGACATCAGCATTGAACGTCGTCAAGACGCTCGCGCCGACGATTGCAACAGCATTGGGCGGCCCGCTTGCAGGCGGCGCTGTCATGGCGCTGGAGAGCGTGTTCGGCATCACGCCGCAACCGACTGCATCGAACGATGACCGGCAATCGGCAATTGCCGCGGCAATCAGTGGTGCGACGCCTGAGCAATTGGCCGCCATGCGCAAGGCTGACCAGGATTACGCGCTCGCGATGGCTCAGGCCGGCTTCAAGGATACCGAGACTCTGGCGAGTCTGTCGGTGCAGGACCGGGCTAGCGCGCGCCAGATGCAGATCAGCACGAAAAGCTGGACGGCTCCCTTTTTGGCGCTGTTCGTAACGCTCGGATTCTTCGGCGTGCTGGCCGTGATGATGTTCTGTCCGCTTCCGCAGGCGACGCACGATGCTCTGATGCTCATGCTCGGATCGCTCGGAACGGCATGGACCGGCGTGATCGCTTACTACTTCGGCAGCTCGGCCGGCAGCGACCGCAAGACCGAACTTCTCGCCCAATCGACGCCGGGGACGCCGCAATGAACCTCATCAAAAGCTACCTGCTGAACATCCTGAAGTGGCTCGATATCGGCGTGAACGTCATCTTCCTGTTCGGTGCGAGCAACGAAACGATCAGCGAGCGTTCGGCCAAGGCCCGCAATGCTGGGCGCAAGTGGGGCTGTGTGCTTTGCGGTCTGCTTGACTGGGTCAATCCGGGCCATTGCGACAACGCACTCACATCAACCATCGGCGGCGACGCCATCATTCCCGACGGAAAATAATCATGAAACGACTTCTCACACTCCTGGCGCTGGCATGCGCAACTGCTGCTTCGTTCGGTGCGACGCTGAACCCGGTTCAGTTGCTCAATCCGGCCGGCTCGACGAACGGACAGACCATTGTCTCGACAGGCGCGAGTACCGCTCCGGGTTGGGGGAATGTGCCGGTTGCGAATGTCACCGGCGCGGCCGCCCTGACAGGCGCCACGTTCACAGGCGCGGTCCTGATCAACTATCCGAATGCGACGACGCCATTGCAACTGACGTGGGAGAACAACGGCTCAAGCCGTTGGCAAATGTCAAACGATGGAACCGCTGAATCAGGATCGAATTCCGGCAGTAATTTCACGCTGACGGCACGGACTGATGCAGGCACATTCCTGTCTCAGCCGATTCAGGTCAACCGCGCTACTGGCGTCACAACTCTGACCGGTCTGGCGATGGCAGGGACGCTGACGCCGGCTCAGACGACGGGCCTGTTGGGTACGACGACGAACAACAACGCATCCGCAGGCTATTGGGGCGAATACGTCACGGCAAGCGGATCGGCTGTTTCTCTCACCAGCGGCACCGCGGCGAACATCACGTCGATCAGCCTGACTGCGGGTGATTGGGATGTCACCGGTACGATTCAATTTGTCCCGGCAGCCAGCACGACCACGAGCCAGATGTTTTCCGGTGTGAGCAACACTTCGGGCGCAAACGGCACCTTCGATCAGACCACGATCACACGTTATCCGTTGTCGGCCGGCTCGGGATCGACTGTGCTGCCCACTCCTGTCAGCCGGTTCAGCCTGTCCACGACGACGACGATTTTCCTGGTAGGGTCCGCAAGTTTCGCAGTTAGCACCATGACTGCAAACGGGCTTATCCGCGCGCGCCGGGTGCGGTAGGAACGCCAGCCAGATAGTGCGTCACGCCGTCCTTATCCCAGTTCGGCTGGCGCACGTCGTAGATGAATTCCCGAAGCGTCGCAACGGTCATCTTGCCGTCGATCAGGCAGACGTACTCTTTGTATTCGCGCGGCGGTTCCTGGGCGGCGTCGATCCATTCCATGTTTTTTCCTTGGTTGATTAGAGCGCGGCGCGTTCAATGCCGCCGCTGTGCCGGTAGGTACGCAGTATCGCGCGCCGCGCCGGATCTTCGATAAACCGGTTGATCGCTGCCGCGCCAAGCAGGGCGGTGGCGACATAAGCCGAATAGTTGATCCATGTCGGAGCGTGCGTCAGGATCGATGGATGCTCGATCAGCATGCGCACGACAAACTGATGGATCATGTACAGAGCGAAGCTGATGCCGCCGAGATAGACGAGCGGCTTGCGCGCCAGCAACCAGGACAGTTTCCCGGCCTCGCATGCCATGACCAGTATCAGCACGCCGAACACCAGGCAGCTTCCTGAACTGCCGAACCATCCCTGAAATGCATTGCCCATGTGTCGACTGACGCCGCGCATCGCGACCAGGTTCATGCAGTAGTGCATGGATGCGATGGTAGCCGCGGCGACTGCGATCTCAAGAGCCGTAGCAGAGCGCACGGATAGGCGCTTGATCCAAGGCCCAAACCGTCCGTAAAGGTGGAATGCGGCCACGCCGATGACGAACTCGACAAGGCGCGTGAGCGGGAAAATGTAGAATGCCCACGTCCGGGTCGGGTCGATGCTGTTACGTACTAGGTAGAGGACCGTTGCAGTGATAACCGCGCATGCAGCCAGATTGCGAAGCCACGTCCGGCGCAAATCGACCAGCAGCAGCGGCAGCAATGCATAGAAGAACGCCTCATCGGAAATGCTCCATGAGACGCCGTTCAGCGAGTACGAGTAATCGAAGCCAGGAACCCAAGCCTGCAGCAGCGCTAGATTCGTGATAGCGATATGGAAGGGCGCGCGGGCACTCTCGATCAGCGTATAGGCCAGTGCTGCGGTGAACATGTGGACCGGCAGAACGCGGGCCATGCGGGACAGCGCGTACTTCGACAGCGCCGCGCGCGTCAGCGGAATCCCATCGTAGGTGTACGCCAGGATAAACCCTGACAGGACGTAGAAGAATCCGACCGCCTGGAAAATGGCGAAATGGTTCGTGAATTCAAGATGCCCGAACACCTGCGTTCCGTGCAGGACAACAATCAGGGCCGCAGCGAAGAACCGCAGCGACGTCAGGGCGTCGATTTTATGTCTCATAGATAGCTCAGACAAATCGGGTAATGGGGCGCAGTCTACAACAAGATTCGGTAAGGCCTGTTCAAAACCCTGCGTAAGTGCTTGATTTGTTTACGACGCAACAGGACGTTTTTGCAGCCTGAAATGCATGGTGAAATCAGGCTGAAACGTATGCTGGTGTTGGGTTTGAGACTATTCATCGGGCTTTACCACTTCGACACGGCACATCGCCCGCAAACCCTTATCCAGCATGGACTGTTCAACAGTTGTTCACCAGATGTTCAAAACTAGGCTGCGTTTATCCTGACTTTTATCGGCTCGAGACCGCGTGAATTGGCGTACAGATCGGCGATCGCATCTGTCATGTGGCCGAGCAAAGCCTTGGTGTCGACGTTGCCCTGTTCCATGTAAAGCCGTTTCGTCAGACTTCGCATTTCGTGGAAGGTTGGCGCATCGTCGCCGGTCATCCCGGCCAGATCGCGTGCTTCCTTGAACTTCGCCGTGATCGTCTTCAGCTTGATCGCGGAGCCCTTGGGCGCATTGACGTTCGGCCGGATGTGGTGGATCAGGTACTTGCTGACGATACCCGTCGTGCGACAGCGCGCGATCACGTCGGCTAGCGACAGGCCTAGCACGTCCATGCGCAGTTCAAGCGGGATCGCGATACGAACGCCGGTCTTGCCACGCGTCAGCACAGCATGGCCGTCCTGTTGGAATCCATGCTCCCAGCGCGCGACAGTTGACCGATCCTGCCCGGAAACAAGCGCGAGCAGCATGGCGTTCTGCAACCACAGCGCAGCTTCAGGCGCTTTCTCATAGATGCGCTGGAACTCGGAAAAAGTCAGGCGGCGGCGTTTGACCGTCACTTCCGCCCGCTCGGTATCGGTGGCCGGGTTCTCTTTCATCCAGCCGAGCGCTTTGCCGCGGCGGCAAAGCACCTTCATGCGGCTGCGCACGTGGACCGACCATTGCATTTTTCCGCGTGCCTCGATCTTTTCCAGCATGTCGGCGATATGCTTCGTCGTCAGGTCAGCACATTTCACGGTCCCGATTTCTTCGCGGATTGCGTTGTCAACGTATTTCCGGTGGCGGATCGTTTCTGGCTTCGCTTTGCCGGCCGGCATCTTGAGCAACAGATCAACAATGGTCTGTTTCGGCGTGTTAAGCCGCTCGACTAGCGTTGTAGTCGGCTTCAGGTTGGCAATCGCGAAGTTTGCCTGCTGCGCTTCATGGATGGCCTGCGCGAGCGGCATGCGCCCGAGTACGTGCGTTTCCTTCGTGATCGGATCGCGCCAAACATAATATTCTGGGCGCGGCTCATGAAGATTTTCCGGCCAGTTTGCGCGGCGGCGAATTCTAGGACGAGCGGCCATGTTTTTCTAATACCCGTTGAGCGAGAGAGGGGCGAGACACACCTTCCTGGAAGACGGCGTTCTGTTCGACATAATACGATCGACCGACCTTGACCGGCGGCGGATAGATTTTGCCAGCATTGATCCATAGCCTCGCCGTGCGGATTGCTGGCGGCGGATCGAACTCACGTTTCAACCATTCGTCCAGTCTGACCTTCATTTCCCACCCCAAGCTGTTCTTGATTCGATAACCCTGATCACGTCTCTGTGGCTCCAGCAAGGGCGCGGATAGCGTTCTCGCAGTCTTCGATGGCGCGTTCGTATGCTATATCGCCATGCGTTTCGGTAGGCTCTTCCAGGCGTTCGCCGTGAACTGCTCCCC